TCTGACCGGGAGTTTGAAAAACCGCCGAGCAAGGGTCTCTATGTAGCCTTCAAGTACACAATCATCGAAAAAGAAACGGAGGTACAGATCGAAAGTGAACAGTTATGAAAAAATCGGATGGCTTGACCACGTCGAGGATATCGCGACGGGCGAGGTCATCCAGGAAGGAACGCCGGTCAGTCAGACGAACATGAACCACATGGACGACGGCATTTTTGCGAACCGCGAAGCAGCCATTCTCCATGAGGCTCAGATCGCCGACGCGCAGAAAGAGATCAAGGTGCTGAAGGACGCGACGCTGAACAACATGGTCAACAACGTCTTCCTCATCAACTTCGACACCGTGACCTCCGTTGCGATCACGTCGGGGATCTACGACTCCGTGGCGCGGAAGATCTATGTTTAAGGTCGCTTGCAGCCGAAAGGAAGCAAGCTGCATCATCGGAAGCCTGCTCGTGGAGCTGGCCCCGGTATGCGAGAAGTGCGGCGGGTCGCCGGATGGTGTGCTGAACCTGCAGACGGAGGCGGGGCTGTCCCTCACAGGGAACGCCGACGTCCTCATCACAGGGCACAGCATCATCAGTGGCAAGCCCGTCAGGATCAAGCTCACGGACTACGGCTTCGAGTATTATGGAGATCGCGCCGAACTTGCCCGCGTTCGGGAAAAGAGGTGTGTATATCATGGCGGAACCGTCAGTCCTGCAAAAGAAAACTGAGATATTTCTCGAAAGGGATATATACCCCTTGCTGAAAAACTTCCCCGCCTCCGAGAAGTTCTCCCTGTGCCAAGAGATCAGGCAATCCTGCTACAAGCTCATCCGGGCGGCTGC